AAGCTGCTACCGTATAAGCAGTATATATTCGCAGCAGTACCGGGCGCAACGCTATACGGCGATAAGCACCATTCAGCGTGGGCAATTATGGCCGATATATGGTGGGATATGAAACGCGCCCGAACGGACGGCTTTTGCCCCGATTGCGTGTATTCAATGTATCAAAATTTCAGGGACTTAATCACTATTTACGAAAAGCACAATGGCATTCAAACGAGATAAGATCGACACACTGGCCGGTGACTTCAATAAGGCTGAATTTGTTGCAGCGGGTACTAATGTACTAAGCAATGAAAAATTAACCTGCTTTATACGCTACCTGATTTCAGCCGAACGGCAACGCGGCGCAATTGGCAAGGCGAACCCGGCGAATGTTGCGGGTGAAGATTTTGAACAGTGGCTCAAGCTTCACGGCTGCGACAATCCTGAAATGTCCGCTGAAATACTTGCTGAAACAAAGCCTGTTGTTTCAGTGCAACGAATAGCCACCGCGTCGGACTGGTTGAAAAAATAACCTTGCTTACTATATTCGTTTACAAACGAATGTCTATATTCGCCGCATGAAAAAGACCTACCTCATCATATTTGCCGCATTTATTGCAGCATCATGCAGTAAAGAACTGCCAGACATTACACCTATTCAGCGTGACGGCGGCGTTGTTGCTCAAACATCAGAGCAATCACCATTCGCGAAGTATGAATTTATATTTATGCCGAACACAGCTTGTAATACTTCTATTATTACCGGGCAATACCGGCTGTTTTATTCAAGTTGCAACAATGCACCGAATGACAATTCGATAACCGCGATTAAAGTTTGGTATCGCGAATACAGATGGACGGCTTGCGTTAATGGCTTGCCGGTATCGCCCGGCAGCGGATGGGTAATGGTTCAAAACGCCTGTGCCGTATCTGGCCTCTCAAAATGGGTGAAAGCCTCGACAACCTTACCTGCGGGAACTTGGCTCAGTATTTGCCTTAACGGGAAACCGGTGAACCCGAATAACGACCCCGATTATATCGGCTTACAGTCAAGTAACTGGGAGTTAATTTACAGTAATTGCGGCAATGGGATTGCGTTGTTTTGGCAGTACCCGTAAAGTCACTCCTTTTCACATCAGCCCGGCTAACCACCGGGTTTTTTTATCCCCAAAACCATCCCGGCCGTAAATTAACAACCCTAATTTACAGCACGTTACAATTTATCTGCGAAATAAATTTGCGTATGTCGAAGCGGTGATTTACATTTGTCGTATCAAAATCAAACGACAATGACAACCATCTTCAACACCACCGGCAGTAAAGCAGTAAACATCTCAACCGATGCAACTGGAACGGTTCGCGCTTTTTATGTTCAAATCTACAACGGCGAGCAACAGGTTTTGCAAGCCAAATCATACGCAACTATTAAAGCCGCTGAGAAATGGGCTTCTAAAATTTTAAACTAATACACTATGGACGAAGATCGTTTCAGAAAAAAAGCAGACTTTAGGTTATATTGCTCTGTTCACCCGCAACAAGAGTTATTATTCAGCGGCAAAATGTCCAGAGTTGGCGCAAGTTCGGCTTATGAAATAAACATAGGCATATCTGTTCATCCTTGCGAACTATGCAAGGCAGAGGCCGATAAAATTAAAAACGCAGTGTCAACACTTATTAAGTCAACAACTAACTAATCATGCTCTATCCCACCACCCTATCCGCCGCCCGCCACCAGTTCCGCAAGTCACCCGAACACAAAGACGGTTACACCGCATTTATATGCAGCATAGGCTGTGAGCACTCTGTTGTTTACTTAGCCGCTAATGCAGTTGTAGGCTCTGTTATCGACGGCTTTACGGTGTGTGGATTGCTGCATCCTGAACCTATGTTTAACAATTAATAATTCATACAATGGAAAGCTTATCCGACATCCAAAAAATGCCAACTTCGATTGATAAAGTACACGAAAGCTGCTTTCGATCTTATCATATCTTACGCCAAGTATTAGTAATGGCCGAGCGCGGCGATAGTTCAGAAACGATCTTTCAAGTAGCTAATTTGCTCCGTGAAAATCCAGTAGAAGTTAACAACTAACAGGCGGCGAGATGGGGCGGCGGTACAACTGTTTGTGTTATTTACAGCCGCCGTTCCCCGGCCTTAATTAAAACCAACTATGAAAACAAGTCCAAACGAATCCGCCTTTAGTACAAGTATTCGCATTCAAACTACACCCGGAGACCGCAAAAGGCCACCAAGTACCCAAATCATAATCACTATTAACGAAAAAACAGACTAATGTACCAAATTATCCACGCCAAATCAGGCCGCAAGCGCGGAATAATTTCAATACGGAAAGTGACCTTATCATTACTTAATGCACACGCATCGCGTAAAGAGGCAAAGGTATTTGAGGTTGTCACCGGCGAACTGATCGGCGAATGTATCTGCATCAACGCTGAAAAAGGCTATTGGCGCGTCGATCTGAACGGCGAAACCATCCGCGAATCTCGACCGCTTCAATTGGCGTGGCTCGAAGATGTTGCAAAACTCGAAGTCGGGAACGTGTTTGTACTCAATCGAGACGCTACCGACATCCGCGCAATTCTCAACCGCAAACACCCCGGCGTTTATGAGGTCGAGCATCTGGAGGCGGGTAAATGTAGTGTATTTTTAAAGTAACCAAACATGAAACAGGAAAACGAACAGGACTTATTCAATAGATTTAAGTCTGAGTTTTGCGACAAAGACGGCTTTGTTAAGCCGGTTAACGCTGACGCTATATGCAATTGGTTTGCGTGGAATGTTTGGAGGGAAAAGGTTACTACACAAGTCGAGCATGACCGATTTGATGTTGATGAATCTGACATCGACGAAGAGCCGGAACCGTGTCCAACTTGCGGTGAAATCGAGGGAATGGTTAACCCGTGTTGCCCCGGGTTTGACCCACTGCATTATAAAAATTGCGGCTATGGCTAACCGCATCGAACTTCAATGAGGATTCTGGTATTTGTCTTCATATAAATTAATCACCCTGCAAATCAATCAATTACAAAATAAATGCAAAATAAATTTGCAGGTGTGTAAATTCGTCGTAACTTTGATTCATCAAAACAAAACGACATGAGCAAAACTAAATGTTATTCGGTTCGCATCCTTTCAATGGATAGCATCAGCGATAAAGCTGTAAAGATTCAGGACTTTAACGGCAATACGGACATCTTTCCGAAGTCGGCTATTTTCGGCGAAGATTTCGAAGTGCAAAATTCAAACGCTGTTTGGATTGCTGCGTGGATACTTGAAAAAAAGTCAATTACTTACAGCAGTAAAAAAGAAAGTTGGTTTGATGTTGCCGAGCGCAACGGCGTAACCATCGAAAAGCACACGCCAGAACCCATTACACCGGTTGAAACGGAAGCATCAGAAGAACTTAGCGCAACCGTTCGCGGCTATGCTATGCAGTGGCGTGAATGCCGTGTTGTGGTTAACGGTCGCGGCAAAAAGAAAGACGGCAAACGTCGCTTTGTGGTGACTTACGGGGGTGCTGCAAACAAAGCCCCAAAAGATTTCATTCCGCTTTCGCCCGAACATTTTGAAGCAGCTAAAAAGTTCGAGCAACAGGAACGCCAGTTTGGCTACAACGAAGAACCTAACTTCGCATTGTATGCTACTGCCGCAACAGTTTGAAGCACGGCAGCACTTAGCAGGGGTTAAGGTTGCTGCCCTCTTCATGGAGGCCGGAACAGGGAAAACGCGAACAGTGTTGGAACTGCTCCGGCTTATTCCAGAACTTGACTATGTGCTGTATGTTGCCCCGCTGCGTACAATTAAATCCGAAAAATACGAAGAGTCTATACCATACGAATGCGAAAAGCACGGAGGCATTCACGTACAGCATGATTTCATGGGCGTTGAATCAATCGGGCAATCAGATCGCATTTATTTGAATGTGCGCGAACGGTTGTTATCTGCCAAATGTGCCGCAATCGTTGTGGATGAGTCTATTAAGATCAAAAACATTGAGGCAAAGCGCACAAAGCGAATAATTGAATTAGGCACACACGTTCAGTATAAGTACGTGCTGAACGGCACGCCAATAACACGCGATCTGCTCGATGTGTGGAGTCAATTTGAGTTTCTTAGCCCAAAGATTTTAGGCATGAATCTGGCGCAATTCAAAAACACCTATTGTGAGTGGGTAAGAAAAACGACACGCCACAACGGTAAAACAACAGTCGATGAGTTTATTACAGGCTATCACAACATAGATCACTTGTACAGCATCATTCGCCCGTATGTGTATGAGTGTGATTTAGTTTTAGATGTGGATGAGGAGACAAAAGAAGTTGAGTATAAACTATCCGACGAAGACCGAGACACATATAATGAATTAAAACGGAAGTATCTCGACAATGAAAAACTGGCATTTTTACGCAATAATATTTTTATCGAACTCACACAAAAAATGCAGCACGAATACTGCTGCACCGAAGATAAGTTTGTAAAGTTGGCTGAAATAATCAGTAGCCACAACAAGGAAAAGGTAATTGTATATTGCAAGTTCATTTTATCGCGCGAACAGGTGCAACAGCGATTTCCGGATGTAGAGGTGTTGAGTTATGGCAAGCATACATACGGACTAAATAAGCAATCAAAAAACGTTACAGTGTTCTTTGATCGGACATTTGACTACGGGCAATACATACAAGCCAAACGGCGAACATATCGCACAGGGCAAAAAGACAACTGCACATACTACAACCTAACTGGCGATGTCGGATTGGAAGATATGCTAAGAAAAAACAACATTAAAAAACAATCACTGCTGCAATATTTTAAACAGAAAACGGCAGAGGAAATAATTAGCGAGTTATGAAAAAATTCTTTGTTTCAAAATCAGATCAGGCAAAGGTTAAGTTTGTTAAAAACGCAATCGAAACCGTTAATCCTAAGAACGTGTTTATACTTACTGAAAAAAGCAGGGTGCATTTATTTAAAAGCATAAACGCTACTGTTATGCCGCTAAAAGAAATAAATAAAAACGAAAACTGGATTGAGTTTTCAAAATTAGTTGCATCTGATTCAATGCTTGTTATTGATAACGTTTTGAAGTTCGTTTTTTTCGGTGATGGAAAAAAAAAGTACCTAAAAGACATTAGCCAGTCAATTAATAATGTTATCGTAATGGATGTTGTGCCATTCTATACAGAGCCACACGAAATATTTTATCCGTTCTGGTTTCTTGGCAAAGAAATTTTAGGATATAATTCATACAACACATTCAAGGCAAATCATCTTGAAGAGAAAGATAACGGCAAAATTGACTACTCGCATTCATTTGAAGTGCTAAAAGATAAAATAAAGGATTATTATGTTCAGGATTACGATACTTTTTTTAACGAAAGGAAAATAATAGAATGGAAAATGAGTGATAATGAATTTAAAGAGTATGAAGAAAGGAAAATGAAATCTGATTTTAAAAATCCAATCAAATTAATAACAACCTTTGCAGACTACATAAACCTAATAACATCAAAGGCAATCGCGGTAGATGGAATTTTATTTGGCAAAACAGCAATCGTAATTAATTATATGCCGTATGCTAAAAAAATATCTGCAATACTTCCGATTTTTTCTAATGTTGAATTTGTTTCATATCACGAAACTTCGCCAGAAAAATTTTCCCGCTACGATACGATTATTTTTTATGATAACATTATCGTAAAACCACATACACTGTTTTACATCGAACCACATATCAAAGGGCGGTGTTATTGCCTGATCGAAACATCTGTAAATCTTGATATGCACTTATTTAATCGAATATACAATATTGAATTAAGGGAAAAAATATCAACTTTATTGAGCAGCGGCAAAAATAATAAGGGTTTATAAAAACGGAATAACTAAAATACAATATGACACGAATCTATAAACAAAAAAACGTACTCGACGCGGCACGTGAAAGAGTGTCAGTAATTTTCGATATGTACACAAACATTTCCGTGTCTGTTAGCGGCGGAAAAGATAGCAGCGTTTTGTTTCATCTTGCTTGGCAAGAGGCCATCAAAAGAAACAGAAATATTGATGTTGTTTTTATAGATCAGGAAGCCGAGTATAGATCAACAATTGATATTATACGCATGATTAAAGATGTCCAAAAGGTAAGGATGAAATGGTATCAAGTGCCTTTCTGCATGACAAATTCAGTGTCTTATGAACAGGACTATTTAAGCTGTTGGGATGGTAATAACATTCGGCCATTTGAAGCGGAATCAATACGGCAAATTTCAAAGCCTGATTTAACTTGGGAAAAACTATTACCTGAGATTGAAAAACAGTACACAAAACCAACTGCACAACTAATCGGGTTGCGCAGTTCGGAGAGCTTAAATAGATACCGGGCAGTAACAAAAAATCCGGCCATTGATAATATCTATTGGAGCAGTAAAACAAGTAACGAAAATCTGATTAATTTTTATCCGATATACGACTGGGGGTTTGATGATGTATGGAGATTTATTTATGACGAAAAAATACCATACAACAAGGTTTATGACTATCAGTTTGCTAAGGATTATGACAAAGAAGAAATGCGTATATCTTGCCTAATACATGAGAAATCATACAGGTGTTTGGTTGACTTGCCAGAGTTTGAGCCGGATACATTTGAATGGCTGTGTAAGCGCGTCAAGGGTATTGATACCGCAATGAGGTACGCCAAAGAAAAACAAATGTATAGCAATGAAAAGCTACCAACTCACTATAAATCATGGTTTGATTTTAGGCAGTTCTTAATTAATAATCACCCCAACGAAAGGCAAAAAAAAAGATTTGAAAAGCGATTTGAAACACAACCAAAAAACGAAGATGTATATAAGCAGCAAGTAGGGCAACTGCTTATAAATGACTGGGAAAACATAAAAGATATACGAACAGACCACGAAGAAAAAAGAGCGGAAACACGAAAAAAATACATTGACATGCTATGAACACACAATCACTATCAATTGAAGAAAAACAGGCACTTCATAATAAACTGGGTGCTGAAATTGCCGAGCACTATTATTCACTGGACGGCATATTGCATCGCAATATGTCAATAAAAATCGTTCCAATATCAGAGTGTGAGGCAAACGACTATAACCCGAATGTGATGCCGAAAAAAGAAATGGCATTGCTTGCGGAGTGTATAGATTTATACGGGTTTCTTTTTCCAGATTTAGCTACTTTTATTAATGGCAAATGGGTTATTATAGACGGGTTTCATCGAATGGAGTCACTGAAAAGAAAAGGCAAAAAATACATATCAATCATTGATATGTCACACCTTTTAATTGAAGATCGAATGAAGCTAACCGTGCTTATGAATCGAATAAAAGGAATGCACATGGTTGAGCGTATGAGTAATTTAGTTGTTTCGCTTAACTCTGGCTTGTCCGATATAGACATCTGTAACTCACTTGGTATGGAGGCCGAAGAATTTATACGCCTAAAACAGCAGTTAGGCGTGGCGCATAGTTACCGAAATCACCCCTATTCCAAGTCATGGGACGTAAAATAATCTGCCTGAAAATCAATCAATTACAAAATATCTGCAAAATAAATTTGCAGGTGTGAGAATTTGCTGTACCTTTGTTTCATCAACAACGACAAACAATGACAACTGTAACACTTTACCGAGGCGATACCGACAACAATAAAGACGTTGTTACGGCTGCTGAATTTACCGCCACCAACTACAATCGCGGCGGCGTGAATAAGAACCCGGCACAGCTTTATTTTTTGTCAAACACGTTGGCTTACGCCTCTGAGTACGGCAGCAACATCAGCGTTTGGAGTTTCACCGGTAACGTGCTTGACCTGTCTTTAGAGGCTAACCGCGCATTGCTTGCCCCTTATTTTGAGGAACTTTGCCGCCAGAACGATACCACGTTAATCGCTAACTGCACCTACTTTATGTCAATCCGTAAAAGCAAAGCCGATCAGCGTGACCTTTCGGCCAAAATAGCCGCCGCAAAAGCCCGCCTCGCCGCTCCGTTGACATCTGATGCTGTCCGCGTTTTGGCAACTCAGGACGTTGCGGACAACGAGAACGGACTTGTGTTGAAAGCCGCGCTTATCGAACTTGGCTATGATGGTGTTTGCTTTAGCGAATCAAACAAGGGTGCAACCTATTGCCTTATCAACCGCCCGACATTAATTAACTAAGCCAATGCCCACCTCCACCATCTGCGGAAACTGCGCTTTCTTTCAAGCGGTAAAAAAGCGCACCGTTTATTCGCCGCAGCAATACCGGTGCGGGAAGCACGGTTACCAGATGAATACACCCGCGTTCAGTTGGACGTGCGAAGATTTCACAACTAAAAAAAATCAAATGAACAATTTTGAAACACTGGCGGACGCTATTCAGCAGCTTGAATCCGTTAATTACCAAACTCCTGACGGCCTACATCGTCTGTGCGATAATTCGGCGTTTGTTCAAATTGCTGAATTTTCAAAAATCTGCAGAGTTCCAATATCAAAAACCGGATTAAATTTAATTGAACTACTTTCAAATCTGTCTAACAACTACACAGTGATTGATGGCAACTATGTCATTTATAAAAATGACCTTGATGAATTTATTCAAAATTTAAAAGCATGAAATCAATGGGACATTCACACTCAAACACCTTAACACTATGATCGGAGACAGCGACGGTATGCAATGGCGCGAAGCCGAACCGGGCGAAGTAGCGCAGCCTGAAACTAAAAACGCGGAAAAATTCGCAGTTGGTCAGGTCGATGCAATGTGCATCGAAAGCCTATCGCCACTCACTTATAAGATGTGGGAGGTGGTGATGCATGAGTTAAAAATAACTCGAAAAATAAACAACTAAAACAAAAACCATGTTAGAACAACTCACAACAGAAGAACTCAAAGCCGAATTACAAGCCCGCGAAAAAGCACTGGCACAGGCTAACTCACCGCTGAATGAAACCGGGTTCGCTTGCGCCGATAGCGCGTTCGCCGCCCTGTTACCGGATGGCGAAGCCGCGCTTCACCTGCTTAGCAGTGGGACTATAATTTACAGAAACGAATTACACCTTATCGGCAGCTATTACAAACCCTGCACCCGCGAAGACTTCATGCAGGCTCTCGAAAATAACTTCACCAAAATTCGGGAGGCGTTAGATGCAAACAATTAACCCAAACAAACGCCCGACATTCAACGTCTGGATGCGTTACATTCGCCGGTTAAATTACCGGGCAAAATATTTGTAAAAAAATAAAAAATGGGAACAAGAAACTTAATTCACCTTTACACCGACGGCGATCAGTGGTGTGCTATCTACCCGATGGGCAGTAACATTCAGAACTGTGTTGCTGTGGCTTTTGCCCCTAAAGATTTTCAAGAAAGCAAAATGCTTGAGCGCACCATCGACTACGGCAAATGGAACTGCTTAGAAAAATTGAAATCCGAAAATCCAGATTTGCCAACCCATTCATTTTATTGCGAAAAGTAATAAACAAAACTAAACGACAATGACAGGAAAAGAACTTGCCTACCTGCTCGAAAAGACGGGGATAAGCGGCAAACAGTTTGCGGACGCTGCCGGAATCAACAGGTCGAGCGTAACCAATTACAAAAAGGAAAAAGAGTTTAGGCCGGAAACTGCTCAACGAATATTTGACGGCTTTAAAAAACTCCGCTTCACTGGCGGCGAAATTCAGCAGCTTTTAAAACAGCGGTTTGAGGAAAGCAAGGCACAACCACCAACACCCACAAGCGACCGCCAGACAAACGCGCTTATTAGATTGTCCGATCTGCAATACCAAATCAACCAACAGAAACGGCATATTGATGCGTTGGAGTTGAACGTAAAATTACTCACCGAAAAACTGAATCAGCAATGTACCTAATAATTGAAATCCAAACCGGCGATATTTTTAAAGTTTCCGATCTTCGACAATCTCACTATGACGAATGCAACGATAACATTATCGACATTATCGACATCTCAGACAGCAAACACCCTGAAATTTACAACCCGCAAACAGGCTACTGGGATAGCATCGAAAACTATTAACCAACAATAACCAATAACGAAATTGAACAGCAATGGATAGAAACTTAAAAAAAGGTGCAGAAGAGGCGGTATCTGCAATTGACGCGCTCATTTATTACATCGAAGAATTAGAATCAGAGCGAGACGAATTGCGACAGCTCCTTGATACCGCAAACGAACGGATTGAAGAACTCGAAAACGAAGTCGAAGAACTAAGAAACAACTAACCAATAACGAAAATGACAAAGCAAAAAGAACCGGGTATCGAATACCCCGAAGGGTTTGACACCCCTGCTGAACAGCAGCAGCAACAGCAGCAACCACCACCGGCGCAGCCACCGGTTGCCGAACAAACACAAGTTCCGGCAGTACAACCACAACCGCAACCACCGGCGCAATTACCCGCTGAAAAGACGGTGACTGATCGTAATGCAATCAGGTCTATTTCGGATGCACTAAACTCACTACCCGCGCAACTTGAAAAGCTGAACTTAGATGCACGTCGAATAAACATCGAACTTGGCTTTGCGTCTCAGGCAATACGAAAAGGAAGCTATCTAAAACAGTGTGACCCTAAAACAATTTTCGACGCTGTTATTTTCGCTGCACGAATCGGATTAACGCTGAACCCGGCTTTGGGTTTATGCTACCTTGTGCCGCGCAGGAATAAGGATAAATGGGAGTGTTCGTTAGATGTTGGATATAAGGGATGGTCTGCAATACTTCGCGCAAACAAATCTGTTTCCGACATTAACGCGGTTGTAGCTTATGAGGATGAAATCTTTGAATGGAATCCGGCAAGCGGCAAGATCAAACACTTTCCTGTATTCGCAAAATCAGAGACCGAACACAACGCACGTAAAGTAAAATGCGCTTACACTGTTGCGATCTTGCCAGACGGTAAAGTAGTTCACGAAGTTATCCCGGCGTGGGAACTTGAAAAGATCGAAAAAACATCGCCCGCATCTAAGGGCTTCACGCCTTACAAGTCGTGGAAAGATGAGATGCTGAAAAAAGCACCGATCAAACGTCACGCTAAAAAACTTCTGCCGCTGCAAAATCACGAAGCAATTGCCGAAATGTTTGAAGCTGAAAACAACAACAGCGAACCCGTCAACACTACGGCAAAAACACGGTGGCAATTAGAAGAAGAAAGCACACCATTTGAGGAGGTGAAAGATGGAACAGAATAGTATCGAATGGCACGAAGCAAGAGGAGGTATGTTTACCTCCTCTAAAGCAAACGATCTGATTTGCACACCGAAAAAAAAGCCGCGTCCGTACATTATGACACGCCTTGCCGAACGTGTACGCGGCGAAAGTTTAGATGTGCAATTTACTAACGCATCTATTGAATGGGGCATACACAACGAGCCATTAGCTGCACGGCAATACGCCAGACGAACAGGCGCAACGGTTGAGAAATGCGGCTTTATAACACATCCATCAATGTATTACTTTGGCGGTTCGCCTGATCGTTTGATAGTTGAAAATGGCAAGCCGGGAATACTCGAAATCAAATGCCCTGACACACACACCCATTTACAACATTGCCTTATTGATTCGGTTGACTTTTTCAAAAAAAACTACGCGGACAAATATTGGCAGTGCGTTTCAAACATGGTGATTACCGGCAGCGACTTTTACGACTTCGTGTCGTTTGATCCCCGTGTTGACGCGGATGCCGGGCTGTTCATCTTTCGCGTACCTTATATGCGTGAAGAGGCTGACATTGTTTTGAATGCAGTACGTAAAGCCGAACAGGAATTGTGCGAAGTTGCTGAACGTATCGGTGTTACTGATCTAAACAATAAGTGGATTGAATTAAAGAAATCATTATTAACCACATCCAAACCCGCGTAACCGATTGCCGGGAGTGGATGAAACAAAATTTGGTTTAATGCACGATTACACCGCCGCCAAACTTATCTTAGAACGTCACGGGTTAAGCACGAATCAACCGGATGCGTACTGGTCTTATTTCTGTTCCGGCAACGATTGGATTCCTGTAATGCGAGGTGTCGAATTTCACCCGGTACTGTTTACGTGTCGAGGCAACAAGCCAGATGCAAACGCTGAACTAATAAACGCGGTTAACGATGAGTTGGCCGCGATGAAACTTAAATCATAAACCAATGACACCAAAAGAAAAAGCAGATTCACTGCACCTTAAATATGGCAAAGGAAAAGCACTTGACTATTGCGCCGTAGCCATGTCTCTACTTACCGATCAGATGCCCGGAAAAATAACAATACCTGATTATTTTTCTTTGGTTAAAGACATTGCGGAAAAGCAAATATGGTGGATTGAAGTTGTTGAAGAAATCGAAAAAAAATTAACTTAACAATGGCAGCTAACGGCATAAAACCAAAGCCCGTATTCCCGCCTACAATGCAATCGGCATACATGAAACTTTGGGTTGACGTAGCCGAACGCAAGTTCTCGCAATGGCGTAGCGATGAATCTGATAACGTGCTTTGGGTTCACGATACAACTGTGTATTTCGTGTATAATCCGGCAACTAACACCGCATACGTTAAGGCGTGGCTCTGGCGAATGTTTGTGAAATTAGGCGCAACCGAAGCCGACATAATCGACTGGTTAACGCCTCGCATGAAGTCGCATTTTGGATTTGAAAAAACATTTCCTATAAACCTATTGAAATGAACCTACAACTATCACTTAAAACACGGTGGTTTGAAATGACCGCATCGGGCGTTAAGACTGAGGACTATCGCGAGTTAACGCCTTATTGGTGTTCGCGCTTGCTGCTTTTTCGTGGCAAAAGCAAGCCTCAGAAATGGTGGGAGTACGAAATGCATGACACCTTGCAATTATACGGCGATTTGGGCTTTATAGGGCATTCTTTAAAATTTGGCAACTTCACCTTCAAGCCCTTCACCACAAACACAATGATTTTAGGCTATCCCAAATCAACAGACACCGCCCGCATACGTCGATACAAACACGCGGGTATTGAGATACGCGAAGGCAATCCAGAATTTGGTGCAGAGCCGGGTAAAATTTACTTCGTGATTAAACACGGCGAACCCTTGTAACTCCCGTTCTTTTTTCTATATTTGCAACACGGATTGAGACCCGTAAAAATGAGAAAGCAAACACACAAGCCTGATTGGCCGAACATCAAAGGGAGTTATCATTCTCCGTCTCAACTTTGATCGTAGGCTTTTCAGGCTTTTTTAATTTAATGCAGATCGCAATGCAAACACTTTTATTTGAAAACCATAAAAACGGCTCTGAATTAGAGGTGTTCGAGTGGAAGGAATTTCACGGAAATGGTAAAATATGGATTGATGGCAAAATAGCTATCGTGCCAGATTCTTTAAAAGGTATTTATGATTACAGGACCGAGTTTAAGGGTTACGAAGGAAAGGCGGTTTGCCGCATAGGTGTGTGGTCTAAATACTATACTAACGGTCAGGTTGCGTGGCAGATTGATTACGGGGACGGAAAACATGGCTATGTATCGGAAAAGAAATTTTGTTCATACCGTATGGATGGAACTTTGATCACCCAATAAATGAAGAACCGAAAAGCGTTTAACTGATGGCAAAAAGATTTACAGATACCGAAAAATGGAAAGACGAATGGTATTTATCATTGTCGAATGATTACCGAATCATTTGGCAATGGTTGTTGGATAATTGCGACCATGCCGGTATCTGCAAGCGTTCAATTTGGCTGCTCAATACGATGTGCCGCGTTGATCTCGACGAAGAAAAATTGATTGCTATAATGTCTGGCCGCGTTGTTGCTGTCGGTGATAACTGGTTTATTCCTAAGTTCTTAAAGTTTCAATACAGCACTTTACATTCAAAAAAACCGGCCATTGTTTCAGTTGTTAAAAGACTGGTTGAGACTAACTGTTATACAATGATTCCAGAATCATTTGGTAATGATTACCTAATCATTAAAGATAAAGACAAAGACACGGTTACAGATAAAGACGAAAGGGGGAGTGCAGAGGGGGAAAGTTCATTCGACAAATTCACCAACCAACTCAAAGCAGATGCAGAAAAAAACAATCCAACCGCCGCCGGGCAAGAAAGAACCGGCCAAAAAGAAACTCAAACGGGTACTGTTCAAACCAACACTATTCACTCCGCAACCGAACACAGGAAAAGGCTAAACGAAACAGCTTCGCAAATGGAAAACCTCAGACGCGCAATGATTGCCGGTTGCGGAGGCGGCACACCGGCAGACCTGAAAGCCCTGATCGACTTAGCAGATGCCCGTTTCGATGCTGCACACTCAGGCGGGGCAATTTATAGCCGCTATTTGCAATATGTGACCAGTTGCATAAGCAATGAACGGAAATTGCCCGGCAAGGGGGTAAATAACCAACAGGCAACAGTAACCACTACAAAGAAACCGAACTTCCGTAACGTTTAACTCTAATTCGATTTAGATGTCAAATAAAAACAAACCGCGAACCCGCCCGGTGTCTACTGAGGGAAAGTTACCGCCGCAAGCTATTGAGGTTGAGGAGGCGATTTTGGGCGGGCTGCTGCTCGACGGATTGCCCGCTTTGGAAATGGTTTCGACAATTATCGGTAGCCCGGACGTGTTCTATAAACCGGGGCATGGCTCTATCTATACCGCAATGATGGCAATGTATGCAGCTAAACAGCCGGTTGATATTATTACCGTTGTGCAGCAATTGAAGTCAACCGGCGAACTTGAACAGGTAGGTGGGGCTTTCTATATTTCGCAACTCACCAACCGGCCTACGCCTATCTACTCGCTCGACTTTCATTGCCGAATAGTGGTGCAGAAATGGCTTGCGCGTGAAATGATTACAAAATGCGGTGAGTTAATGGCCGAAGCATACGCAGACGATGGCGGGGACGTGTTTGACTTGTATGACGATGCTATTTCAAGCCTGATGAATACACAGGACGGGGCAATTTCGCAAAGCAAACAATCGGCTAAACCGGTTGCCGCAATCGTAAAAGAAAGTGTTGAGCAATATAATATCCGCGCTGAGAAAGGCGGAATGTTAATCGGCATAGGAACAGGAACGCGTGGCGTTGATTTAATTACTAACGGATGGCAAGCCCCCGACCTGATTATCCTTGCCGCCCGCCCGGCGATGGGGAAAACGGCCTACGCTTTACAAGCTGCGAAAGCCGCCGCAAAGTCAACCGGTAAGCCGGTGGCCGTGTTCAGTTTAGAAATGTCCTCTGTTCAATTAGTGAACCGTTTGTTAGTTGAGGATTCCGGCATTGATTCAGAAGCATTTAAACGGGGGCAACTTGGCAACGGTGAGATACGGGCAATGTGGGATGCGCGGGACAGAATCGCGGATTTAAAAATACTGATCGACGATACACCGGCTATAAGTATTGAACAGTTTGCCCGTGTTGCGCGGCGGTTGAAAAAAGAACAGGATATTCAATTAATCGTTGTTGACTACCTGCAATTAATGCGGGCGAAGATCAACGAGCGAGGCAACCGGGAGCAAGAAATTAGCGCAATTTCACGCGGACTGAAAGCTGTTGCGAAAGAGCTGAATGTACCAGTAATTGCATTATCACAGTTGAGCCGCGAATGTGAGAAACGAGCTGATAAACGTCCTATACTTTCTGATCTTCGAGAATCTGGCGCAATTGAGCAAGATGCAGACTTGGTGATTTTCCTTCACCGGCCTGAGTACTACGGATTAGATTACGAAGACGGGGAAAGCTCCGCCGGTGTTGCCGAGATTATTATCTCCAAACATCGCGGCGGGGCAACAGGTACGGTTAAGGTTAAATTCATCGCGGCACAAACCAAATTTGAAGATTTTCAACCCGAACCAATGCAGTACAATTCAGCAGCAGGATTAACACCAAACACGAATTTTTATGAACCAAACAAAGATGTCGAAGACTTGCCATTCTAACTCAATTCAATCACTAACAACCAACGAGAAATGATTAACCACAACGAAGCAATTAAGCTACTTTCCGAAGTCGAAAACGAAATGGAGCGGTGGCATCTTGGGCGTGATAACGACGGCGAAACGCTGCAAAAGATCAACGACCTGCTGTATAGTGCGGGCTATCTGAAATGGTTTAACCAGAAAAAAGAAAACGATAATGGCAACTAAAGCGAAACCCGTAACTATCTGGTATATTACTCGCGATAATAAGAAACCGATCATCAGTACTATTCGGCTTACTAAAAAAGCGTGTATTTGTTCTTTTTTTGGTGATATGGATTCATACCGAAAATATGGCAAAAACAATCATGTACAAAAAGCGTGTATTATACCAATAATCACGGAGGCCGAGAAATGAGTTACGAACTACACGACCTCGACCGCAACTGTAACGATTGCCGCTGCATGGCACGAAACTTCGACCAGTATAATATTGCACTGGCAAGGCATAATAAGAACTTGCGTGAACGGTTTGACCGTGAGCGGCAGCGGTTATTGAGTATCGGAAATGCTGAGACATTACGCGAAGCAAACAAGATGAAGTTTCAGCCGAATAGCAAGATTAATGAGGGCTTCGGACACTGCACAAAGTTTGACAAACCGGTTGACTTTATATCGGGCATTTGTCAGATTCATACGCAAGGATGTTTTGAGCATAGAACTAAAAACTAAACAAATGATACACTGGACAAAAACAAGCGACGAATTGCCGCGACTTAATGAATTACTGTGGTTAAGACAGCAAAACTGTATTTTTCTCGGAGAGCGATACGCGACCGCTGAAACATGGCTTTGGGCTGTTCATGTCGGTAGCTTGCACTTCGAGGATGCTAAGGTTGTTTCTGATGAATGTGAGCCAGATGATGTTAGCCCAGACGAATGGGCTTATGTAAATTAATCACACTGAATCACAGCGACTTGTAGAAATATTGCAAAATAAATTTGCAGGTTCGGGATTTTGATTTACCTTTGCTTCATCAAACTAACACTAACGACAATGGATATTAATTGCCCTTATTGCGAAAAAGAACTTGACATAAACCACGACGATGGTTTTGGTTATCAAGAGGGTGTTAAGCATCAAATGGAATGCCGACACTGCGAAAAATCATTTGTGTTTGAAACTTCGATTTCGTTTTACTATGAGGCCGAAAAGGCCGACTGCTTAAATGATGGCAAACACGAATATAAAATAAACACTACTTTCCCGAAAGAGTTCTCGCAAATGGAGTGTACAATGTGTGGCGACAAAAGAGAGCTAACCGATGCCGAAAGAACCAAATTTAACATCGGGACAAAAGAAAGTTATTTTGAATCACTCAAATGAGCCCCGCCCAAAAAGTCAACGCAGAAAGCGACCGCGAAAAGCGCAGGGTGATACACCGCGTTAAATATGCGCGTGACCTTGAACGGGAGTTGTTTAGGTTGATCGCTCTGACAAAGGCTATTAACCGGCAACAACACGTAAGCAAACGACGTGCTGCACAGCTTGCCGAATTGAACCAACAGATAGAACAGTTAACAATTGAATGCGCGCAGTATTGCGCTTAAAACATACTAAATGACATGATGTATCGATTTTCAACAACAAAACAAAGGGTGGTTACAGATGTCGTGCCTCTCACGAAAGAGCAGTTTTCCGAGATGATGTATTCCGAAAAACCGACCGAAATTTACAACTGGCACTGGTCGGATAAGAACCCATTTATTGTGATTGCCGAATACAATGAAAACGGGGTGCTGTTTTATTGTAGCGGACTTGCGGATAAAACACCCGAACAAATAAGCGTTCAACGGCTTTACGACTTTTTAAAATATCAAGGGCTTTCAGAATGTTATATAGTAACGCAAGATGAAACACACCCTTAACACCATCGGATAATATGGCAACTACTAACGATTTAATTAAAAAACACCTAACACCACAAGAAGCCTATTCAGCGGCATTCGACTATGTATTTAACAAGCTAACAAAATGACACACGTAAATCTACCGTGAAATGCAAACTAAACACTACCGCAAAAAAGCCGTAGCGATCTGCGAGGCGATGGCAGAGTTAAACATGAAATACACCGTTGCTTGCAAACGCGCAAATTTGGAGCAAGAAATGATGTCGTATTCGATAATCACCTTTGCGCGGTTGTTTGTTGGATACTCACTGAAAAATAAAAAATATTCAAAATGACAAATATACCACACGAAGGCGAGCGCGTAGAAACCGGCGCAATACAATTTGGCAACGATTGGCCGGGCGTATTTATACGGGGCGATAACGCGGCGGCCTATGCAATGGACTTGCGGCGTATGTTAGAACACATACCTGATGAATGTATTTTTACAAGAGCCTCAATAGGCGGCCTAATTAATACACTGGAATCATGCAGACTTTAACCGAACCACAGTTCCGCCCTATGCCCTTAACACTGCCAATGCCGCAATTTGAACACCCTGTTAGCCGTTTCTTCGGCAAGGGTAAAATTGCGAACATTGAGCAAGATGGTGAGGTGTATCGGTACGCAATCTTTCACGCCCGGATTATCGGGGCTAACTAATAAACCTTAAACCCAAAAAACAACCATGCAAACCAAACACGAAATTCCGATTCCTGAAAACCACACCGAAAAAGTTCAGATACTTGACGGTAAGGTGGTGGTAACGTTTGAGCCGATAATCGACCTTAGCCGCATTAAGACAGGGAGTAAGGTTTTTATCAAAAATACCAATCAGCATTACAGGGGCATCGAGGCTATTGATGTTTCACAATCAGTTGATGTTGTGTTTTTCAATACGCAACATCGCATAAGTGACGAGCCTAATTTTTCAACCTGTGGCGACCCGGATAGAACCTATTGCACCTTTTTTCAGAATGGCAAATTTGTTCTTTTTTCGGCTAAAAACATCAACTATATCACAGGCGTGGTTAGGTATTAATCAGAAAAACATTTGCAATCTCAGAAATAATCCGTAGTATTGCAGAAGCGTTGTAGCAGGCGCAAAGGACTTGGAAGCTCTCTAAACTTCCATAAGCCCCGATCTCAACTGCTACTGAGACGGGGCTTTTTATTTTTAACAAAGCAGTGCCATGCAGAACACTATGCTGACAGAACGCACAACAAAGTTTGAAAAGACTATCAGGTGTAGCCTATTACTGATAGACACGATTGTTGGTGTACCGATGAGTGATTGTGATGGCTCACTACTGAAACTCGGATGTCTTGGGCACTGCTTTTTATTTTAACACGAAATCAAATGGATATTGAGAGACTAATCAAACGCATTGACGGTTTGATATACGATTGTCGAACACAGGAGGCTGTTTTTGAAGAGGCCGAAATGAATGCCTCGGCAGTGTGTTCAGGCGCAATGGCTCACGCATACGAAAATGTTAAGAACCTTATTTTAACCGAAACTAACCCCTAAACCAAACGACATGAGAGAGATTAAATTTAGAGCGTGGGATGGACGCAAAATGCACCACAATGTTTCT